CGGTAAGAGCTCCGATCTTCACCTTCCGCGATCAAGTTAGAGACTTTGCACGTCCTAACCTATTCCAAGTCGAAATTTATGCACCCCCGATCCTTCAGGACGGGGTTACCCCTCAGTCTGGCGGTATCGCTGGTTCTGCACTCGATGGAGTGGAGAATTCGGCAGGTGCATCCCAACTTAACGCAGCTGACGCATCCGCTTTCGGTACCTTCCTTGTGAAGGCAGCAAACATCCCCGCTTCTACAGTGGGTGTTGTTGAGGTTCCTTACCGTGGTCGTATGCTGAAGATCGCTGGTGACCGCACATTTGAACCTTGGACCGTGACTGTTCTTAACGACCAGTCCTTCAAGTTCCGTGCATTCTTTGAATCTTGGTCTTCCAATATTCAAGCACTCCAGCAAAACTTCCAGAACGCTAACACCATCGCTGACTATCAGGCAATGGCAAAGGTTAGACAGATGGATCGCAAGGGTAGCGTCATCCGTACCTACAAGTTTGAAGGTATTTGGCCAAGCAACATCAGCGCGATTGATCTGGATTGGGGCAACAACGATACTCCTGAAGAGTACACCGTTGAGTTCCAAGTTCAATACTGGACCTACGATACTGACATCAACACTGGTAATGCCCAAAGTTAGTGATTTCTAAATCAGATAAATAGATCTGATAAGGAATTACACGGCATATCAATGTCTCAGTTATTTGGTTATTCTCTTGAGCGTGCTAAGAAGGGTCAGTCTCCTGGCCCTTCTTTCGTGCGTAAAGAGTCAGATGATGCTGCTACTCCCGTAGCAGGCGGTGGATACTTTGGCACTGCTATCGACCTAGACGGTAGTTACAAAGATGAAAACGACTTGATTCGTCGCTACCGAGAAATGTCCATTCACCCAGAATGTGACCGCGCTATCGACGATGTTGTCAACGAAGCAATCGCAGGTGAACTGGATGATACTCCAGTGGACATCGAACTGTCCAACCTCGAAGTAAGTCAAGCAATTAAGAAGCGTATCCGAGAAGAATTTCAAAATGTTCTTCGCCTTCTTGACTTTGACAAGAAAGCATACGACATTTTCCGTCGGTGGTATATTGATGGGAAACTTTATTACCACAAGGTGATCGATACAAAGTCACCTCGTCGTGGTATCACAGAACTTAGATACATTGACCCGCGTAAGATTCGCAAGGTCATCGAGCTGGAACGTCCGAAGGATAAGCAGTTTGTCGATCCGCGCACTATGGAGTCGAACCTCGCTCCTAAGTCTGCTGAATATTACGTTTACAATCCGAAAGGTCTGCGAGCGGCAGAGACTGCTGGTATCAAGGTTGCTCCTGATGCTATTGCCTTCTGCCACTCTGGTCTGAAGGATATGAACAAGAATGTGATTATGTCACATTTGCACAAGGCAATCAAAGCTCTCAATCAACTTAGAATGATTGAAGATAGTCTTGTGATCTATCGTTTGTCCCGCGCACCAGAACGTAGAATTTTCTACATTGACGTGGGCAATCTTCCCAAACAAAAAGCGGAACAATACCTCCGTGAGGTGATGTCCCGTTATAGAAACAAACTTGTATACAATGCCGACACAGGGGAAATCCGAGACGACAGAAAATTTATGTCGATGCTCGAAGACTTCTGGCTCCCAAGACGTGAAGGTGGAAGAGGTACTGAAATCACTACGCTCCCAGGTGGACAAAATCTTGGAGAGCTTGAGGACGTAAAGTATTTCCAAAAGAAACTCTACCGTGCACTCAATGTTCCTGAGTCACGTCTTGAATCTGAGTCAACATTTAATTTGGGTCGCGCTGCTGAAATCACACGCGACGAAATTAAATTTCAAAAATTTGTCACTCGCCTTCGTAAGAAGTTCTCTGAACTGTTCCACGATCTGCTGAAGACACAACTGGTTCTCAAAGGTATCTGCTCAATCGAAGATTGGGAAGATATGGCAGAGCACATCCAGTATGACTTCATCGCGGATAACTACTTTGCGGAACTGAAGGAGAAAGAGATTATGACTGAACGTCTGAATCTCCTTGCGACAATGGATCCTTTTGCTGGTAAGTATTTCTCACTTGATTATCTCCGCCGTCAGATCCTTAAGCAGACTGATGCTGAGATGAGAGAAATCGACAAGCAAATTGAGAAAGAAATTGAAAGTGGAAAGTTGATGGATCCCGCATCTATTGATCCTGCAACTGGAATGCCATTAGAAGATCCTAATGCTATGGGCGAAGTTCCTGAAGAAGAAACTGGTCCTGGCGGAGTTGAATCTATTGCGCCCGCAGACTACAAACGCGGAGAATTCTAAATAATACTGTTATGACAATCTAACATTATGGCTAGCGTAGATGCTATGGACATCGTAAATAAACTTTTTACGGGATCTAAGGATCTCAGTAAGGAGGTCGATGTCGCACTGAAGGCAATGACTGCTGATGCTCTTGAAGCAAAAAAGAAGGACATTGCTGGTAACTGGATGGACCCCGCAAAAACACCTGAAGAGGAAACTGATGAAACTGATCACGGAAACGATTGAAGACATTAAACTTCTAACCGAAGAAAAGAACGGTAAGAAGCGTCTGTACATTGAAGGTACTTTCCTTCAGGGTGAGATCAAAAACCGTAATGGTCGGATGTATCCCATCAGTACACTCGCTCGCGAAGTGTCTAAATATAATGAATCATTCATTAAGACGGGTCGCGCTCTTGGTGAACTGGGTCATCCCGACGGTCCTACCGTCAACTTGGATCGTGTCTCTCACGTTATCACCTCCCTGGTTCAGGAAGGAAATAACTTCAAGGGACGTGCACGCATCCTCGATACACCTATGGGTAATATCGCAAAGAATCTTCTCGATGAAGGCGTCCAACTTGGCGTTTCTTCTCGTGGCATTGGTTCACTGCAAACCTCCAGTGAAGGTGTAAAGATCGTTGCCGACGACTTTATGCTCGCTACAGCAGCAGATATTGTTGCTGATCCTTCTGCTCCTGACGCATTTGTGAACGGAATTATGGAAGGTAGAGAGTGGGTCTGGAACAACGGAATCATTAGAGAATCCGAAATTGCAACGATTAAAAGGAGTATTGATAATGCTCCTAACAGAGCGGTTCTGGAAGAGCGCAAACTTTCCGCGTTTTCTCAGTTCCTTAAAACTCTGTAAACGATAAATATTTCTATAGAAAAGCAAAGACTACTAAGGAGACAACCAATGTCGCAAGAAAAAGAAGTGATGGTTTCCGAAGAACAACAAGAAGTCACCGAAGCTAAGTTCGACGGTGCCGTTGCTGATGGTTCTTCGCTGGGATCGGTTGAGGACCTGGGCGGTCCTACCCCTACAAACAACAAACCTGATGATGAGTCTAACAAACTGAAGACTCCTTCTCAGACCCAGGCATCCGCGCCCAAGACCAAGCCCTCTGACGCATCACCCAAGAAGCACGAATCTGTGGAAGCAGAGAATGCTGAAGGTGATGAACTGATCGAAATCGATCTGAGCGCAGACGTGGCAGCACTGACTGAAGGCGAAGACCTGAGTGAGGAGTTCAAGGCAAAAGCAGCAACAATCTTTGAAGCTGCAGTTGTTTCCCGCCTCAACGAGGAACTCGATCGTGTTCACGGTGAGTATGCATCAGCACTCAGTGAGCAGGTTGAGTCAGTCAAAGCTTCTCTCGCAGAGCAAGTCGATGAGTATCTGACTTACGCTGTGCAAGAGTGGATGGGCAAGAACGAGATCGCAATCGAAACTGGACTGAAGTCCGAGATTGCTGAGAGCGTTGTTGCTGGTCTCAAAAAAGTATTCGTCGAGAACCATATTGAGGTTCCCGAAGAAAAAACTGACATCATCTCTGAGATGGTGACAGAACTAGATTCGATGGAAGCAAAACTCAACGAGCAAATCGATAAGAACGTTGCTCTGACCCGTGAGGTTGGTGCATTCGTGAAGAATGGGATTGTGAGTGAGATCTCTGAGGGTCTGGCAGCTACCGAAAGGGAAAAGCTTGCTGGTCTGGCAGAGGGTGTTGAGTTTGAAGATGAAGAGTCATTCCGCAGCAAAATCGAGACTCTGAAGGAGTCGTATTTCTCTAGCAAGCCCCAAGCGGCAGCAGAGACGATTGCTGAAGATGTCCAACCTGTTGTGGATAGCGATATGACGGAATCGATGTCACGTTACGTCGATGCGCTCCGTCGCTGGACTAAGTGAATTAGTCATTAAACCAATTTTTCCAAAACTATAACCTAAAGAGGTAAAAAGCAAATGTTCAAATCCGAGCATCTGCAGGAAAAGTGGTCCCCCGTTCTTAACTGCGAAGGTCTTGATTCCATCAAGGATAGCTATAAGAAAGCGGTAACCGCAGTCCTGCTTGAAAACCAAGAAAAGTTCCTGGCTGAAGAGCGTGGCGTGCTGACTGAAGCAGCACCTACAATGTCTGCTGGCACTGCTGGTTTCAGTGGTTCTTCCACTGCAACTGGTCCTGTTGCTGGTTTCGACCCCGTTCTGATTAGCCTCATTCGCCGTTCGATGCCTAAGCTGATTGCTTATGACATCGCAGGTGTGCAACCGATGACTGGACCTACTGGTCTGATCTTCGCAATGCGCTCCAGATACGGTACAACTCGTACAGGCACTTCTAACGAAGCGTTCTTCAACGAGGCAGACACCGAGTTCTCCGCAGAGAACGCAGCATCTGATCTGGGTAGAACTGCTCAGGCAGGTAGCAACCCTGGTCTGCTGAACGACAGCGGCACCTACAACACCTCTGACGGTATGCCTACCGCCGAGGCAGAAGCACTGGGTGATGCTGCATCGAACGCATTCGCAGAAATGAACTTCTCCATCGAGAAGGTCACTGTGACTGCTAAGTCCAGAGCACTGAAAGCTGAGTACAGCTTGGAACTTGCTCAGGACCTGAAAGCAGTTCACGGTCTGGATGCTGAGAGCGAACTCGCTAACATCCTTTCTACTGAAGTTCTCGCTGAGATCAACAGAGAAGTTGTTAGAACTGTCTACAAGATCGCTCGTCCTGGCGCTCAGAACAACACTGCAACTGCTGGTATCTTCGACCTTGACGTTGACTCCAACGGTAGATGGTCGGTTGAGAAGTTCAAAGGTCTCCTCTTCCAAATCGAAAGAGACATGAACGCAATCGGGCATGAAACTCGTAGAGGAAAGGGTAACATTCTGATCTGCTCTGCTGACGTTGCTTCTGCACTGTCTATGGCTGGCGTTCTGGATTACACTCCTGCACTGTCTGGCAACAGCGGTCTCCTTCCTGACGACAACAGCAGCACTCTTGCTGGTACTCTGAACGGAAGAATCAAGGTCTATGTTGATCCTTACTCTGCTAACGTAAGTGACCGTCACTTCTACGTTGCTGGTTACAAGGGTTCTTCTGCCTATGACGCTGGTCTGTTCTACTGCCCTTACGTGCCTCTCCAGATGGTACGTGCCGTCGGTCAGGATACATTCCAACCGAAAATTGGCTTCAAGACTCGCTACGGAATGGTTGCAAACCCATTCGCTGAGGGAACTACTCAGGGTAGCGGCGCTCTTACTGCTAACGCCAACCGTTACTACAGACGTACACTGGTTGACAACCTCATGTGATCAATTACTCACATACGAGTATCATCAGGCGACCTACGGGTCGCCTTTTTTATTAAATAGAGTTATACTTATGATGTCCGTATGCCTAGAAACAACATGACTAAAGCGGAGTTTGAGACAAGGGTTCTCAAATTAAAGAATGAGCTGTATGATGGGTCATGGAGTGCTCGTAACGGTGAGTGGCATGAAGGTGCACACACCATGCTTAATCG